AAGCACTCCAGGATGCTTAAAACACCAGCGCTGATCGCGCGACTTCTGGGTTCCAGGACCCCGGTGTCAGTAGTCCAGGCTACTGTCACCACTGAAATCGCCGTCGCCACAATTCCTCCGGTCGTCATTACTGCCGCCCAACATATTGTCTCTGCCCTCCCCGCTCTCTCCGCTGACATCCTCGCACATTTCACTTCTAATCTCCCGGGATTAGTTGATGTTGTGCGCGACACTTTCCCGAACGTTTCTCCCATCATTACCCCCCCCGTTGATTTTGCCACTTTTGTCTTGCCATCTGGTATCGGTGTCCCCACACCTATCTTGCCTGAACATCTCAGCTTCATTATCGGACATGTTGACTTTGCGCCTATCGCTGAACTCTTGCACCAAATTGGTGTTAGCGCTCATCATATCATTTCTGATATTTACCTCGGTGTTTTTGTCCCGGTCACCCTCCTTGTCCCTATTATGCGCGTCTTACAATCTATCTTCCTTTCCAGGCCGACTGTACACGGTCCTGAACACGTCTACAAGTCTGACAGATTTGTCGCCGGTCGCATGGTAGAGTACACTGGTATGGTTTTTCCAGATTACCCCGCTTACTTCGACCTCGGGACCATGGGCCCTGATCTCACCGTCTCGATCGATCCCGCCTTCGCTCAGTACCACCGAGCTGGTAAGGCTTTTTCAGGTGGGAATAAGGTTACCGACGTCGTTTCTGCTGCCGCCTCTAGCTCTATGACCAGTGCTATGTCCAACCATCAGAAGTTGCCGTCCCTTAAAATCTACTCGAACATATCTCAATCCGACGTTTCGCTTCTTGGGAAAACTTTTTCGGCTTTCAGATTCAACCCGATCCAGATGACCCATCCTCATCCAATCCAAGACGTCGTTCGTAATGCCATGCACCGTCTCGCATTGTCGTATATTCCTCATAATGCGTCCGTCGTCGGCGTCGGCCTCTCTCCGCTCCAAGTTTGCACCGTCCCAAACCTCAGGCTCAACTGTGCCCCGATTCTCTCCGGTAGGGATTACTCTCGGCACACCTTCAAGTACGATGCTGCGATGACTGCCATCTCCGAAAATGCATCCTGTCGCCACAAGTTTCAAAAGTGCGACTGCGGTGTTTTCGCCGATTTCTCCTACGCACCCTTCTCCACCTCCAATATCTCGGTCACCGACTTTGTTCACGGGATGATGTTACATGGCACCAAAAGAGCCATCGTTCTCGTGAATCTGCCCATTCCTTTCTTGCATGAACGTGTCACAAACTACACCGACGATCTCAATCACATCAAATATGTTCGTCGCGGAGACTTCATCGACATGTCGTCTCTGACAGCTGCATCCGCCGGGTACTCTGACTCTTACGCCGATCTCATGTCTTGGGCACAACCGCTCCCGACTTATTCTGACGTCGATGTCCGTATCGAAGAGCTCCACAGTTATGGCACCACTTTTATGCTTGAGGTCATCGTCTCCCCTGGTCGTCCCGAGCGCGCGCCTCGGACCTGGTTCGCCAACGCTGACCCCATCTACATCCTCCCCTTACTCACACCTTCGTTTGATTCTCGCAAGGATCAGTCTTTTGTTGTCCCCGCCGATAGATTCAACGCCGTCCTCGCTTTCGCCCAGACCAGTGGCTCCAAAGAGAACATCGAATCTCTTGTGTCGCGCATCCGCGGTTACGCAGCCGAGGTGACCATTCGCGAAGAGACCATTTATCCAAGGTGGAATCTCTCCAATGAAGAACTGTATTCTGTCGCTGCCCACGCCATCATCTGTTGTCATGTTCGTCGTCTCACTTCGTCTGTAAACATCGATCTCTGGAAGAATTATTATACTGCCCTCCACGATCGTTTTGAGCAAAACTTTGTGTCCGGTTACATCTCTTACCTCTGGCGAACGCTCACGTGGAGACCGCATCTCCCTACTGACCCCGGTTCCCTCACCCGTCTAACGAAG